AGAGCGGTACAAGTCCTGCGACTGCCGCGTAAATAGCTTTCCTTATCTGAGGGTTAAATTTCATTTTACGAACCTTTCAAGTAGTGCTAGTGGGTCGAATGTCTGACCGCTAAAGATGTGTCTTGGGGTATCCCCGTATGTGAGATGAAGGTGGCTACCGCGTGAGGCGCTCCCAGTATTGCCTACTGCTGCGAACCACTGATTACCTTCCCAGATTTTAGTACCGACCTTGTGCTTGCTCTTTACCTTTAAGTGAGCAAAGCCTAGATACATAGGCATGTCTTTACCCTCATGCCAGAAGCGTAGGACTAGACACCAGCCTAAAACATCGCTCCAGGTGTTTACTACTATTGTGCCTGTCTCCGGAGCTGTGATCCAAGCGCCCGTTGCTGCGCCAAAGTCCAAGCCTCGATGAGGGCTAGTCCTGTTAGCTCTAGCGCCGTATAGTGCTGTAATGCTTGCTTTAGGAAGTGGATATCTCATAGAGCAACCTGAGAAACAACCGTCACAGCTAGGGCAGTTAGGGCAGCAGAAGCAAAAGCAGTAACCCAGGCTGTTTGCCAGCGAGCCTTTTCTAGCTCCCTGATTCTATCCTCATGATCTTGCAGCATCTTGAACCCGGCTTTTACGTCTGCCATGTCACCTACTAGCTTTAGTAGTAACTGCTGCTGTGTGCTGCTTCTAGGTATTTGTTCTGACATTAGCTAACGAACTAACCCTGCTACTAAAGCGGTTACTTCTAGCTCAGTAAGTCCTAGCGCAATTAGTTTTGCCCTAGCGTTAGCAGGCGCATCTCTGCGCGCTAATTCGTCTGCTGTCATTTTGCGAACTGTCCAGCTCTGGGTCATAACGCCGTCTACCTCTACCGGGAAAGCCTCGAGGGATAATTTATCCTTGCCGGGTATTGGGCGAGTTGTTTCGATAACTCCCTGCCAACCCTTAGGAAGCGTGTTGCCTTCAACAAAGTTAGGTGAAACTAGCTGAATGTCCCCTATGTGTCGAGGGTATTCGTTTTCTGCATTTATGTATAACATTGCTGCCTTTCTAGAGTTCAACTAGGTGTTGAGTAAGTGATCCGCTTGCATCGGTGAATGTGGTAGTGCTTGAGGTTAGTGAGCTCGTTGAAGCCGTTAGGCTCGAGGTTGCAGCGGTTAGAGTGCTTGTCGCAGGACTTAGAGTAGAAACTGCATAAACAATACTTACCCCGTCTAGAACATAAGTCCCTGTGAGCGACCCATCACTAGGCAACTTTGCATAGAAAACATCATTACCGCCTTCACCTGTTGAATTAGAAGTGCCGACTATGTGCAGGTTGTCTTCTGCATCTACCGAAACCGAGCGAGCGCCGTCTTCTGTAGTACCACCTATAATTCTCTGCCATTGAATAGTGCCGCTTGAGTTGTATTTGGCGATTAGAAAATCTGACGAACCCTGACCCTGTGATTGAGTTTCTCCGACTGCATAAAAATTATCTGATGAATCAAAAGCTATGCTGAAAAACTCATCGCTAGAAGATGCGCCTAGTAATCTTTGCCACTGGATACTTCCTGAAGAATCGTATCTAGCTAATAAACCATCTATGCCGCCTGCGCCTGCTGAAGTCGTAGTTCCAACTACATAGGGATTATCAAAAGAATCAAAAGCTAATCCTCGGCTTTGATCTGTACCGCTGCCACCAAGTATTCTCTGCCACTGGATAGTGCCTGAGCTGTTGTATTTTGCTATCAGGAAATCATCATTGCCTGCGCCTGCGGAACCTTGATAGCCCGAAACATAAACATTGCCTGCGGAATCTACTGCTGCTGCTGTGCCAAAATCGTTGCCTGCGCCGCCTAGTATTCTCTGCCATTGAATAGTGCCGCTTGAATTGTATTTCGCAAGTAAGAGGTCACGCCCTCCAGCTCCAGTAGAAGCGGTAAACCCAATAATGTATGAGTTTTCTGAGGAGTCTACAGCTATGCCCGAAGGCTCATCTTCTAGCGCCCCGCCTAGCTTCCTCTGCCATTGAATGACCCCGCTTGAATTGTATTTAGCTAGTACAAAGTCTGTCCTTGAACTTCCATAAAAGTTAGAAGTATAAATCGCAACATAGAGATTATCAGAAGAATCTATTGCAACTGCTCTGCCTTCATTATTCGCACCGAGCGTTCTTTGCCATTGAATAACCCCGGCTGAGTCTTGCTTAGTAAGAAGCATGCCTTTAGTGCCTGGCGAATTTGTCCACCCAGCTACATAAGAGTTACCACTTGAGTCTGTGACTACACCTGTGCCGGTGTCAATAACTGCACCGCCAAGCGTGGAGAGCCAATAACTAACGCCGCCTGCACCAGAAGCAGCCCAAAAGCCAAAAGGGATAAGACTCATGCGAGATCGCCAACTAAGTAATAGCTGTTAGTTGCTTTCTTTGTAATGCTCGCGCCTGCGAACTGACCGCCTGTTAGTAGAGCAGCATCTTTAGAGTTCAAGGTCACGCCTGCGCCTGCTGCAAAAGTGATTGCGTCTGCGGTGTTCTGTACAAAGTTTATAGTCTCACCTACCGCAAGCTCATCATCTACTGTGATTGTGATCGCTGCGGTTGAGTAGATAAAGCTGTTCGCGTCTCCTGCTACGATTGTGCGAGAAGTTGCCTGCTCGGTAACCGTTGTGCCTGTGTCTGGGATAACGATTGCATTCTCCCAGGCTGCCCCGGTGTATTTTGTTAGGTTGCTAGTTCCAGTTAGGTAAGCGAACTGTCCGTTTACCGGGACAGCGATAGCAGCTTCTCTAGCAGTTGCATCTGTGAAGACAGCGATAGCCTGCTGCATTAGGTTTAGGTTTATCTCACTAGCTTGTAGTGGGTTACCGTTTGCGAATACTTTATAGGTCATTTTATGCTTCTTTCCATAGGTCTAGTGTAGTTAGCCAAGTGTCTGAGTCAAGATAGTGACTCACCTTCGTAATGGTGTAGTAATCCAAAATCTCTAGTATGTCTTGAGAGAAGTCCACCCCGATTAGCTCACCGGGTAATAGGAAAGCTGCCTCTGTCAAGTTGCCTAGTCTGTCTAGGGTAAGTGTTTCTATGTTTTGCACTAAGTCTGTAGGGGACTGATTGAAGACTAAGTTTGACCACCTTGTAAGCTCTGTTTCATCTGTCGTATTAAGTGTAACATCTTTGGCATAAACCCCATAAAGTGAGATAGAGTCTGCGTTCTCTTGCACTACGAAAGTATCTGTGTCTGATTTTAGATCTACTCGGAGCGAGTTGAAGACCTCATCACTGCTAGATAGTGTGCTTATGTTTGTCATACATAGGTGATATTGCGTTGTGTGATCATTACCGATTGTGTAAACAATTTGACCTGAACCTAATACATCTATGCCGCCTAGCTCAGAACTGCCTAGCGTGAAGTAACCGCCTCCTACCGGGAAGTCTGGAAGAATAGAGGGGTCTGGTCTGGGAATAAATACGAGCTCCTGAGTCTCTGAGTCTATCCAGAATAGCCCTAGCCCTACCTGTATCGCATCTAGTATTAGCTCCGTCGGTATCACTTGAGTGAGTGTCTCTGAGGGTATGCGACCAGCAGAAGGAATGCTTAGAGCGCTCATAGTAGTACCGAACTCTGTAGCAATTAGCTCGAGTTGCTCTAGTGGAGAGACATAGCCGTCTTCATTACTTGAGTCGAATGAGGCTATTCGAGTGTTTAGAAGCTGCTTCATAGAGTCATAGGCTGTTACCTGGAGCAAGTTATTTCCGTCTATCGTGTAGCTGCCCCCGATACTATCAACTACACCGCTCCAAATAATCTTATCTACAGCGTCTTTTGTAAGTTTGATTCTTACAGGAACGCCCGGTCTAAACGAACTGTTTGCAGAAGGGTCATAGGCGTAGCTCTGTAGAGTAATCCGCGCTGCTGCTGGCTCAGGCTGGAAGTAGAGCTGATCCTGAATTGAACCGCCGTTCTCTATCAAGGCTTTATTGACTGTGCATGAAAGATTTTGCCAGCTAAACGCTTGCTCGCCTCCACCGCCTAAGACGTTTACTCCACCCAGCAGGCTCTCACCGAGGATAAACAGGTTGCCACTTGATAGAACTGCTGTGCTGCCTAGTGTGCTAATTCCAATAATAAAAGCGTTATCTGAAGTGTCGGGTAAAAAGAACTCGACCCTTAGGTCACTTGTAATGTCGAAGTTAGGGATTGTGGTCATCTCAGAAGCCGCGTGCTTCCCTGTGTCTTTAGCGCGCTGTTTATGTCTCTAATAATGTCCTGAGCATCTACCTTTGCCCGGTTGATGTTTACATTGACTGTACTGCCGCCTGTGTTCTTATTCCTCTGAGTTTCACCGCTACCGGCTGCTATGTCTGGAGCAAACTTGATGGCATCTGCCGCCTTTTGAGCCTTTGCGCCTGCCCCAATAAGCTGACCTATACCGCTAGCTTTCTGAGTAAAGTCGTTTGAGAACTGTGACTGTGGGCCTCCGAGAACCTTAGCTAGTCCGGCTGCTACTTCTTGAGTGTAAACGCTAAGGTGTGTAAGCATCTTGATAGTGCTAACAATAGAATCACCTAGCCACTTGAAAACCTGATCTGATGTGATGTTATTAGAGGCTATTCCAAAAGTCTTTGCGAACTCTGTCATAGCATCACCTGTAGCACTTAGCTGATTTTGTGCCTCGCCATTAGGGTCTATTAGCGCATTCCAGAAATCAGTAAATGCTGGTATAACTTTCTCTAAGATGAACACCTGCATACCTTGCATTATTGGCATGAACTTCTCGCCTATTTCTGCGCGAGTGTCTTCTATAGTGGCTGCAAGTATTCTCTGCTGGTTAGCTAAGCCGTCTGAGGTGTTAGCAAAGTCTCCTGTAACGCCTGCTGTCTGCTCCATGATTGCGCCATACCGCGCTAGTATCTTTTCCTGCTCTGTGAGCTCGCCTGAGCCGTCACCGATACCGTTTGCCAGGGCATAGGCTTCTACTGTCACCGCTGAAATGTCTATTCCATAAGCTCTAAGCGGTTCGCTTGAGCCTGCAAGTCCTGATTGGAATTTAGCTAGTGCATCTGAAACATCTAGGTTGAATACTGAGGCAAAGTCTGCACCTCGATTAGAGATGTCATCTACTATCTTTACTACATCGCCGCCCTCACCTGCAATAGTCTTAGCGAAAGCAGAGAACTGAACGCTAATGCCGAATAGCTCTGTCTTTGAAAGCCCTAGCCCTCTGGCAGCGTTTTCACCTAGTTTTAGTACGCCTTCTGCGGCGTCTCCAAACGATACATTTACCGCGTTTATGCTCTCCGAGAGATCACTAGCAGCATCTATCGCAGGCTTTATCTGTGAGGCTATTGCAGCGCCTAAGCCGATAGCAATACCGGCAGTAACCTTTGCTATGTTCTTGCCTACTTTGGCAAAGTTAGCGCCTAGTTTATCGAAAGAACCTTGAGCGCCTTTGGTAGCCTTAGCGAGATTTTTATACTCTCCCAGTATCTCTACATTTAGGACTAAGCTCATTTGTCTCTCCTGTTTATCTCACTTACAAAAGCCGAATACTCTTTAGTAGTTAGATTCCGGTATTCGCTTGGCTGCATTCCTGTAGCTAGTACGAACCTTGCCATTTTTTTGGCATTATGATCTGCTACTTGTTTTCTTTTGGGTCAGTACCAGCTAGAATCTTTAGCGCCTCTGCCTGTGATACTTTTTCTGTGTCCTCAAACTTGTATCCAGGGTTATCTCTTTTCATGGCTACAAAGTAGAGAACTCGAAGCGCTCTGCCCTTAGGCTGACCGTCTGCAAAAACCTCATCTACGCTCCTGCCAATTAGAAGCTCTATTTCTTCAATTTCGCCTAGTGTCATTTCTTCAAAGTTAATCATCCTGTGTCCTTATAGTTTAGTTTTAGCGGTTTCTTGCATGATCAGCTTCTCCATTTGCTTGAAGTAGTTGTCATAGATTTCGCTCCTAGTGTAACCCAGGGCAGTAACAAAGAAGGGCTGAGGTCGTATGTGTCTTTTGAACCAACCCCAATGGATAGGATTAGCGTAGGGTACTGCGCTTTTAGAAGTTCTGTTATTGCCTGCTAAGACTGTAATCTTTCCTCGAGCAGTAGCGCCTACTCTAATACTGTCCCTTAGTGCGCCTGTTCTAACCGGGGCTAAGCTGCGAGCCTCAGAAGCAACCAGCTCGCCAGATTCTTTTCCAGCGGCTTTGACAGCATCTTTTGGCACTCCAACTGCTGCTAGAGCTTTATTTATCTCTCGCAGATTCGTTACCTTTACCCCCGGCTGAACAGCCATGATTAGGCAGTTACTACTGTAACCCCATAGAACTCTGAGCTATCAGGATTGTTAGGTGTAGTTACAACTCTAAGGGTCACCGAGAAGGTTGAGGTTTCATTACTGTTTAGGCTTAGCGGTGGGATCTCGTTGAACTTGACCACTCCTGAGTAATGAGGCTGTGATGTCGAAGCTGCTGCATTACCATTAGGAGCGATTACGAAAGTTGCAGTAGTTCCAAAGTTAGCCCAAAGAACGCGATAGAGAGAATCTGCATCACCGGAGGTAACACCCTCTAGCGATAGAGCCCACTCTCCACCTACTCGCTGCTCACAAAAGGTCTGAACATCTCCGGGAGCATCTCCCAGGGTTAGCTCTACCATGTTTACAGCGCAGGCATACTCAACATCTGCTATTAGGAACTTGATGTTCTCTGCGACAATTCTTGTATTAGTCATTTGATGACCTTTCTAAATAGTTATTTCTAGCTCGACTGAGATATTAGCCGATAGGTATTCAGCGTTATTTGTTTGTAAGTTGTAGGGTTCGTTTACTCGAATCACTCGAGCGTATCGCGGCATAGCATTTAGAACATCATGTATTGCCTGATCTAGATTCTCTGTAGCCTTTTTATTAGTGGCAGTAGAAGCTATGACCACTAGCTCTAGATTTAGATCGTACTGAGTGCCTAGAGTGCTAGGTGTTAGATAGGGAGAGGCGGCGTTTATTATTACTATTGGCGGCGTTATGCGCTCAGGAACATAATCTAAAACCCTGATGCTGGCTGCCTCTAAATCGAGCTTGAACTCTGCCTTAGAGATTGTTATTTCGTTACTCATATTGCATAGCCAACATAGGGATTCA